CCATGCAGGACGTTCTGAAGGCTATGAGCGTACTTGGTCTTCCCGAGCTCGCCATTGTCGGTGACAGTGAGAAGTTGACTCTCCAGGCCATTGATGTTAAGAATCCCTCTGCGGACACCTACAGCGTGGATATCGGTGAGACTGACCGTGCCTTCCGTGCCGTGTTCCGTGCAGAGAATATTAAGACGATCGACGGTGACTACAGCGTGCAGATCTCTTCCAAGGGGATCTCGCAGTTTACCGGAACAGAGGCTACCTACTGGATCGCTATCGAGCAGTCCAGCAGCTTCTGATGTAATGACCCGGACTCGGTGCATGTTCTGGGAACTGATGGTTTCTAGACCTTGTGCACCGAGACCGGGTCACATTTTTCATGATGGAGACATGTGATGGGCAAGACTATTCATAATTTTATTGCTGAACCGTTTGTGACAGAGCTCGGTCAGACTATCAATCCGGGTGACCGAGTCGCTTATGTTACCTATGCCTACAAGCGTGTGCGTATGCGTAAGGCATGGTTCGACGGCGTGTTCAAGGACGATGATGGTGAGGTCGTTCTCACTCGTGTTCGTGGTATTAGAGCCACCAAGTCTGTGGAAACCGGTGAGGTCAAGACACAAACGTACCGCGATTATGACTGGGGAACTCGTGCCTGTGTGGATAGGACCTATGAGTACAAGGAGCGAGTTGATGTTCCTTGCGAGCCCTATGGCACGACCGTTCTACAGAATCACCGTATCATCAAGATTGAGGACTGATCATGCTTGAGCAGTTTACTTTCGTCTAGTTCTCTCTCTAAGACGATAGAACTCTGGATATTTTGGACTATTTAGACGCTTGCTTATACTGATACCTGGATAAGCAGCTTGAGCAGCACCAACAGATGCAAATTCCTTACCTTCGCAAATCACTGGGCAGCTGTTGGCTTTTATCATTAGGTGTCTTGCGGATTTTAGTATTGCGGCATTATCAGGTCTTTTTCTTCCATACATAGGATTTTTAGACCCAGACATATCCCTCTTTGCCATTCCGCTGATGTAGTTAGGAGATTTTGATGTATCTCCTCCTTCACCACCAGTTGTCATATTATACTCAGGGTTGTGCATTGCAATCCATGAACGCTCTTGTGCGTCTAGATTTTCTAGGGTGGTTTCCTCTAAAACCTCTCCAGAAAAGTTCTCTATGCCATACTTTCGCATGGCCTTATACAGATATGTGTTTGAGGTTCTATGGTTATAGAAGTGTCTTGTAAGACGTTCTTCTAAGGTCTTGGTAGACTTACCTATGTAAGTTTTACCATTGACTTTGTTTGTAATCCTATATACAATAGGCATGCTAACCTCCTGAACAGGTTGTTGTGCTTAGGGGAGGTGATTGCTCGCAACTTTCACCTTCCCGCTATTTATCATGAAAGGAAGCTTCCGTGCTTGAACAATTTTTGTGGTGTGAAAAGTATCGTCCCAAGGCCATTGCTGACACTATCCTTCCCACTGACCTCAAGAAGACTTTTCAGACCTTTGTGGACCAGCGGAACGTTCCCAACCTGCTTCTGACCGGCTCTGCTGGCGTCGGTAAGACCACGGTCGCTCGAGCCATGCTTGAGGAGCTCGGGTGTGACTACATCGTGATCAACGGCTCGATGAACGGCAACATTGACACCCTCAGGAATGAGATCCTGAACTTTGCCTCGTCGGTGTCCCTATCGGGCGGCCGCAAGTACGTGATCCTGGATGAGGCCGATTACCTCAACCAGAACTCTACACAGCCCGCCCTCCGCAACTTCATGGAAGAGTTCTCCAAGAACTGCGGATTCATCCTGACCTGCAACTACAAGAACCGAATCATCAAGCCGCTCCACTCGCGGTGCTCGGTGATTGACTTTGTCATCCCCAAGGACTGCAAGCCCAAGCTGGCGGCCCAGTTCTTCAAGCGGACAGAGATGATCCTCGAGAAGGAAGGTGTCAAGTATGACCGCGCCGTTGTCGGTACCGTCATCCAAAAGCACTTTCCCGACTGGCGGCGAGTCCTCAACGAGCTGCAGCGCTACAGCGCCACGGGCTCTATCGACACTGGCATCCTCACCAACTTCGAGGACCTCACGGTCCGTCAGGTGCTCGAGGCCTGTAAGCGCAAGGACTTTGACGCTATCCGCAAGTGGGTCCACGACAACTCGGATCAGGAACAGGCCAACGTGTTCCGCTCCGTGTACGAGGGTGCATTTGAGCTGGTCGACAAGAAGTCCGTGCCAGAGCTCGTGGTGATCATTGCTGACTACCAGTACAAGGCAGCCTTCGTGGCCGACCATGAGATCAACCTCATTGCCTTCTTTGTCGAACTCATGATGCGCCTGGAGTGGAACTGATGGCACCAAAGAAGAAAGCTGGTGTCAAACAGATCAAGCCGGAACCTCAAGACCAGAATGTAATCTCTACACTGTTCGGCCGAGTCAAGGCCGCACCGGTGGAGGTCGAGGTCGAGCGCAAGTTCAACGTCTTTAACTACGTGAACGACATCAACTTCGGCAAGCAGTACCTCTATTCGGATGAGACCGCTTCCGAGTTTGATCCATACACCATGAACCGTGCCATGACCATCTTTCCGGACACGTTCGTGGCGGGTGAGTTCCTAAATGCCAACTACCACCTCGACGAGAAGATGCAGCACGACTACCTCTTCTACTCTGTGCAGAAGAGGAAGCGCTGGAAGGAGGGTGGTTGGCTCAAGCGCACTGATGCGGAGAAGAAGGAACTGAAGGTCCTTAAGGACGTGGCGCAAGTCGTGCAGTACAACATGAAGCGGACCAAGCAGTTCTGGTCCGTGTTGTCCGTTACCCAGCGCTGTGAATTCCTTGCAACCTACGTGTATCCAGACCTAAAGAACGCCAAGAAATAAATAAAAGAAAAAATAGCATGGGGCGTTCCAATGACTCTATCCGACACCTTCCTAGAGGTAAAGCTTAAGCGAGAAGAAGACTTTCTAAAGGTGAAGGAGACCTTGACCAGGATCGGTATCGCCTCTCGTAAGGAAAAGAAGCTATACCAGTCCTGTCACATCCTACATAAGCGCGGTAAGTACTACATCGTGCACTTCAAAGAGCTGTTCCTGCTTGACGGTAAGCAGTCAGACTTCAGTGATGAGGACAGGGGTCGCAGAAACGCGATCGCACTCCTGCTCGAGGAGTGGGGCCTGATTTCCGTAGTCGACTCCGATAAGTACCAAGAGCCGAGGGCTAAAATCTCTAGCATAAGGATCCTGCCCTTCAAGGAGAAGGGCGAGTGGGAACTAGAGTCGAAGTACACCATAGGAAAAAAGAGGGACTGATACGTGGTTGATATTATGAGCTGGCTCAAGCCGAAGCCGGTGATTGTGAGAGAGGGTGTCCTGCAGGAGGTGTCTGACAAGCTCTTCCCAGAGCCAGAGGAAGTAGAGAAGGACGGCGTGACCATCGTGGTCGACCGCTCTGTGGACTCCAATCTCTGGGCTGCACTGACCGACCTAGACGAGGGCACCAATGACAAGGTGACTCGGGACACCATCAGAGCCTGTGCACGGAAGCTGGACGAGGTCCGTGCACTTCTTAATTCATATCACCCCATAAACGAAAAGGCACGCTACCTGATGGTAGACGTGCCCAAGAGTAAGGTATCGGACGTTCTAGACGACTAGTCTTCTTGACTAGCCATGTAGAGTATGTAAGAGCTAGCTAGGGTGTAGAGTCCCGCCAGAACTAGAATCCATGACCCGACTGCGGCCGCAGTGAGCGAAATAGAACAGCTCACTGCGGCCAAAAAGTAACTGAGGGTCATCATTCGGAGTCCCTCTTGGGGCGCTTCCGAGTGTAGACCTTCTTGCTCTTGACCACCTTCTTTCGGAAAAGCGGGGATCTCAGAGCCCGAGCCATTGGGTTTCGCGTTTTCATGTGTCACCTTTTGATCCTTATGAATTCTCGGTAGAGATCTACCTCTTTGGTCCAGGCCTCCTTTTCCCAAGGAAGGTCTGGATATGGAATGGAATCATCATTAACGGGCTTACCTAGCCACTGGCACCTAGCGGGTCCACGGAGGTAGTACTTGAGCTGCCCGGTGGCATACTGCTTGACGTGGATCATCTCATGGGCCAGTGACATCAACAGCTTGCGCTTAGAGAGGTCGGCGTCGGCCATGATGGTAAACTCACGGGGACGATTGTCGTCGTCCTCACACACGCAACTTGCCTCAAGTAAGTTATTCTTTAACAGTCCCTTCTTATAGAGGAGACGGACTGATATATTAGAGCACAGGCGCTTGCTCATCAGGCGCTCAGAGTAGTATCTGAGCGCCATCCGAGGAAGTTCCGGAGCGACCTTGGTAGGTGCTCCGAACTGACGTATATTTAGCAACTTAGAGCTCGCCCGCCTCGACCTTACGGCGCCGGTACTTGACGTCGTAGGGCTTGGTGGTCTTGCAGTCCGGGAAGGCCTTGAGGACCTCGACCGAGATCTCTTCGTCGGACAGCTTGGTGGTCTTGATCAGCTCGATGATCATCGTGTTGGCCGACGAACGCTTGGCCTTGGGCTCGGTAGACGCCGGCT